CAAGCGCACGTGTGTCTAAGTTGCAAACCGAATGCAGGCGGATTGTTCGTTCGCATTACGGCGCTTATCGCATCGGACTCGTCGAGACTAGGGCCGAGATTTTGAACTGCGCGCGTAAGGCCGAAAAAGGTAGCGCGTGTGATTTGGCGGAAGAGCTTCAACACCGTCTCGAAGTTGCTACGCAACTCACGATCAAAGAACTCGCCGAAAACGCGAAAGGATGGACCCTGTGAGCAAAGTTGAATGCGCGTGCGAGATGTGCAAGGGTGCGTGTCAAAGCAAGCCGGGATGGTTCAAGCCGGGCGAAGCCGAGAAGGCAGCGAAGTTACTGGGCATTCCCACGGAAGAGTTCTTTCGCACGAAGCTGGCCGTCGACTGGTGGACACCGGATGACAAACACCCGAACACGGTGTTCGTGCTGGCGCCAGTGCTGGTCGGCAGGAACCCCGGCACGGAGTACCCCGGCGACCCCCATGGCCGCTGCGCGTTGCTCACCGAAGATGGCAAGTGCAGCATCCATGCAGCCAAGCCGCACGAGTGCGCCCGCTACGTACATACGAATACGAAGGCCGTCATCAACAGGCGCAAGGATCGCATCGTGGATGCGTGGAGTACAGATGAGGCACAGGCGCAGATACGCCAGTTGCTAGGCCGGGAGCCTGAGGCCGCTGAATACGATGGCGACTTCGGCATCCTTCAGCAAATGTTTTCGTGAAGGCACGCCATGAAATCCAACCTAGCACTGCTCAGCTATGACCCGTTCCCCGAAGACGTGAAGGCACGAGTTCGCATCCGGCACGAAGACTGGAACGTGAGCGTCGCGCTCGCAGTCATCGACATGTTGCAGAAGGTCATCATCGTCATCGCGCTCGTGGCTTTGGTCGTGATGATCTGTTTGTCGGCCACGGCACACCAACGCTTCGACGCAGCAAAGGTGCCGCAACCACATCAGAACGGCCACCAGCGCGCTCCGTTGATCGTGTAGGGGTGTCAGCACACCATGAAGCAGCTAAAGCTCGCCAAACGGGCGGATAGACGCCCGCGTTCGCCACTGCACACGCTGACGGAGATTGCTGGACAGCTAGGCATCACGCTTTCCGATCTGCGCGCCGAATTCGCCAACGCTGCAAAGCGTGGTGAACCCATCCCCAAGCCCGAGTTCGCTCGTGACATGGGGTCTATCCGACAAGCCTATTACAACGCCGGCCGAGTCATCGACTGGCACAGGAAGCAACATGAACGAACCGAAGAAAAGCCGCACGCAACAGAAGCGTGAACGTCGCATGCAGAAGCGCGGCCTATTGGGCATGAAACAACTGCACAAGCCCATGAGTCCGGTGCTGGGCAAGCTCATGCACGACGGCATCATGGAGAACATCAAGCCCAAGCCCTACGTACCCGGCACACCGAGTCCACTGCCGGTCGATGCCGACCAGCAGGACTGGGCCAACACCACCACCACCGAATGCGCCACGTGCGACAAGCAGCACGACTCGTGGCCGTGCTGCAAGTCCGTGCCCGGTCAGCGGATGCGCACCCGCCATGAGGAAGTCACTGGGGGCCGGTGAACTTTACAAAGAAATTTCTGCAATTCCCAAAAAATCGGTTGACCGGCATCGCAAGACTTGATAAAGTCTAGTCATCGGATCACAGAGGGTGACCCGAGCAACTAGAAGGAAACACATCATGTCGCGCATCGTCATCAATGTCAGCAAGAACGGTCAGCAACTCTTCTCCACGTCGCGTGCCTCGCTGCCCGCCAGCGACGACAGCAAGGTCGCTGTGAACGACAGCAAGGCCATGGAAGTCGCTGCCGGTCTGCGCGCCGGCTTCCCCGAGTCGGACGGCTACACGGTCGAAGTGTTCTACATCTGCCGCCCCGCCGGGCACGCCACGCAACTCGTCAAGTCCGGTGAGTCATTCGTGATGGCCGAATAACACAGCCGCTTGTCCCTTTCATCGGGGGGCTTGCGGCTGTGCTCATTCCGAGCACAGCACCCCAACTAGGAGAATTGAACATGCATGAACTTTCATTCAACAAGGGCAAGGCCGAAATGGCGTATGTCGGCGAAAAGCCGTGGCATTCGCTCGGTCAGGAACTCACGAAGGGCGCATCGCTCGAGACGTGGGAGCAGGAAGCCGGTTTCAACTGGGAAGCCAAGCGAGCCACGGTGCAGTACGAAGTCGAAGGCAGCGGTGGCAACATGCTCAAGTATGAAGGCCGGGATGTCATCTACCGCAGCGATACGCTGGCTCCGGTCGGCGACGTGTCCAGCAAGTATCAGATCGTGCAGCCCAAGCAGACACTGGGCATGTTCCGCAAGCTCGTGGAAGAAAATGGGTGGTGGATTCACACCGCTGGCGTGCTCCGTGGTGGCGCGCGTCTGTGGGTCATGGCGAGTCACGACAGCCTCATCAGCAAGGTCGCCAAGAACGATGCGATCAAGTGCCACATGCTCGTGGCAACGTCGCTGGACGGCTCGTTGCGCACGCTTGCCAAGCCGGTCACCGAGCGTGTGGTCTGCGCGAACACGCTGGCGATAGCGCTGGCCGAAGACGGTGGCGAAGTCAGCATGTCACACCGCAGCGCGTTCGACCTGAACGACATGGCCGACTCGCTGGATCAGACCATCGTTAGCTTCACCCAGTTCACGGAGCGCATGAACGAACTCGCCGAGACCATGGTGGGCACCGACGAAGCTCTGGCGATCCTGCGCAACCTGTTCGGCGCGCCGACCGTGAAGGCTCTGAACCCGAAGGCACCTGACTTCGAGTTCCAGCGTCTGATGGCCCAAGTGTCCGGCACGGACGGCAAGGTGCGTGAGCAGCGCAGCGTCAGCCGCTGCATGGAGCTTTTCAGCGGCGAAGGCATCGGCTCATCGCTGCCGGGCTCGGTCGGCACCGCATGGGGCTTGCTGAACTCGATCACGGAAATGGTAGACCATCATCTAGGCAGGACGGCAGACGGTCGCATGGACAGCGCGTGGTTCGGTCGTGGCGAAACCATCAAGGGTGCCGCACTGGCCGCTATCGCCGAAGCGTAAGCAAACACCGCAGGGGCTCCGGCCCCTGCACTCACAAAGAGTGCAAAGACATGACCACGAAGTACAAGTTCAAGCCAAAGGGGCAATGCAAGTATTGCGGCCGTGTGCTTGTCTGCGCGAACATTCCGAACCGTGGACCAGTGATGGCGCACAGGTATGGTGAGCGACAAGCGTGTGATCGTTTGCGTCAGTTCGGCCGGGACATGGTTAGCAAGAGTGCAAAGACATGACCACGAAGTACAGCAAGCCGGTGGCGCGAGTCATGCCGGTTGTCATCAAGGATGGCGCTGGGGGTTACCGACCACTCGTCGTCACCCTGACCGGCAACATGCTTGAGCTTCGACTGCATCGGCGAAGCAAGAGCTATTTCGTCAACCTAGAGCACGCCTACTATGGCGCGATCAAGGCCGAGATTTTCCGCAATGCCATGGAGAAGGCCAAGGCGAAGAAAGCGAAGTCGAAGAAATGACTCGTGGCGTGCGGCGGGAGCAAACGCAGTACAGGGATGGCCCATGGCCGTTCCTCTACAGCTACGTCGCAGGCCGGGGTCTAGTTCGCAACGTAGGCATGTCGCGCAAACGGGCTAGAACGCCCCAACACGAGGCTATCGCAAGACTGGGGAGCAAAGACACATGACAACGCAGATCGTCGCCCAAAGAGCCTATACGGGCCAGCTAAAGCACAGTGTCATCGCTCGTGACGGCGAGGTTGCCAAGGGTTCACGAGTTACGCTCGTGTGGTTTCGCTCGTACCTGACGCCGGACACCCTGTTCTTGCGTCACGACTACTTTGCATCGGGATATGACCGCCAAGGCCGCTACATCACTGGCTTCGTGGTCAGTGAGACATCTATGGAAGGCATCGTGTATCACGCCTACCCACCCGAAGCGTCAACCCACAAAGCCGGCCCGCCACCCCGTTCGATCTGAACTATTTTTCTGCGATTGCAAAGAAAACGCTTGCACCCAGTCGAAAGACTTGATAAAGTCTCTTTGTCCCGCATCACTTCCACAACCCTTCTAGGAGAAACAACATGGAAGCAAACACTCAAGCCGCAACGCCGGCACCCACCGCAGCCGCCAAGGCCGCGTCTTTCTTCGTGACTCGTGGCGCCAGCTACATGATCGACCCCACGAAGATCATGCGGCAAGACGGCTGGAACTCGCGGTTCGACTTCGGCGAACTCAAGTTGCTGGCCGACAGCATCCAGCACGAACTGGAGACCAACCCGGACAGTGGCGGACTCGTGAACGACATCCGTGTCGAGCGACTCGCCAAGCCCACCGAAGACGGCAAGCTCTTCCGCCTCATCGATGGTGACCGCCGCCTGAGCGCCATCGAATCGCTCATCAAGAAAGGCGTCACGTTCCCGAAGGGCATCCCGGCCAAGATCGAAGATGCGCCCACGAAGGCCAACACCGAAGCACAGACGCGCGATCAACTGGTGCGCATGTACGTCGCCAACACCGGGTTGCAGTTCAACCCCATGGAAGAGGCGATCCACTTCGACAAGCTCAAGCAAACGGGCATGACGATCAAGGAAGTGGCAGCAGCCACTGGCCGGCATGTCAGCGGTGTCACCCGTGCATCGTTCCTGCTCAAAGCCGACAAGCGTCTGCGTGACGCCGTGGAAGCCAAGCAGATCGGTGCCACTGCCGCCATCGACATCCAGTCAGCGGCGCGCGGCGATCCGGAATTGCTGACGCAACTCATCGACGAAGCCCTTGCAGCCAAGACCAAGACCGCCAAGAAAGCCGTCACCGCCAAGGTCAAGCAGGCCAAGGTCAAGGTTGCCAAAAAGGAAGGCCGCAAGCTCAAGATGCGCGCTCTGAGCAACGAGCAACTGTCGCAATTGGGCGCCAAGATGAGCGAGCTTCTGATGGCCGACATGAAGGCACTGGGGCTGGCCGAAGACACGAAGCTGACCGACTGGCTGGCCGCTTGCGAAGCCGACGTGAAGCTCGGCTACTCGTTCGGCGTGCTGCAAGGTCTCAAGGCCGCAGCCGGCTTTCCGGTCGACCTGTTGTCCGGCAAGTAGTAAGATCACAAGAGCAGGCAGGGTAGCGCCCTGCAAACCGAGTACGCGGCGCGTACCGAATGGGGTGGGAAGCCCTGTACAGGACACCGCCGAAAGGAAACCATCATGACCGAAGAACAAGCCCGTGCCGTCGCTCGCCTCATCATGGCAATCGTAGGCGCGCTCAAAGACACTAGCGGCCGGACGGGCGAGAGCGAGAGCGCCATCACCAACGCGCTGATGGCGCTTAAAGTGCCCGAATGAACGGGCTTCAACTCATGGCCGTGCTGCAAGACATGAAAGACAAGGGATGCGATATGACGTGGCCCGTTGTCATCGATCACGGTGAACATCAGCGCAGCGTGGACGTGATCGGCACGTGCGATCACCACAAGGTCATCTGCGTGGAAGAACTCACCGAAGAGCTTGCCGAACTGGCCGAAGCTCTGGCCGACACCGACGATGTGAAGGTCGTCCGCGACGACGGCACCATGGGTGCCATGGACATGCAAGACGTTGCGGACATGGTTCTCAGTGTCGGGCCGTTCGACAAGTCCAAAGCACACTGACCACAACCACCACAACCGGCACCAGTGCTACATTCGGCCCCGCAAGGGGCTTTTTCATGGCTGTACGGTTGACGCATACAAGGCCGCGCTCGTCAATTCAGAGGGACATGAGCGCAGTAGTTTCGATGCAGGGTGTACCTCCTACCCTTGCATCGTCTTTGAGCTTGCCGCAAGGCACACTCATCGGGTCGCAGGCGTGTCGCGCTGGCACGCATTGGATCAGCCTTGTGTACGGTTCACTCAGCCCCGCATGCGTGCGTAGTTGGGGCGCTAGCCGGCTTTGCAACCGGCACAGGGACACGCATGCGGTTTTTCTTCACCTAATGGAGAAACAAAAATGACACCGAACGAACTTGCCTTTCAGGACATGATCGGCATTTCCGAAGGCACCACCACATCACCACTCACGAAGAATGCCGGCTATGACGTGATCGTCACCGGCATCGACTCGCAGGGGCATCCGACGCCGGAGATCTTCACCGACTACTCGCACCACCCGTTCGCCACTGGACGTGCGCCCAAGGTCATCAATTCACACGGGCTCACGAGCACCGCCAGCGGCAAGGTGCAAATCCTGTTCCACTGGTGGAGTGTCTATCAAGCCAAGTTCCATTGGCCCACCTTCGCACCGGAGTTCCAAGACGCCTACTACCTGCAAATCCTGCAGGAGCAGGGAGCACGAGCAAGGTTGGCGATGAATGACTTCTACGGAGCGTTGCAGAAGGTCAGCGGCCAGTGGGCTAGTCTTCCGGGCAAGGCATACGTGGCGCAGCATCAGCACACAGTCGCCCAGTGCGCGAAATGGTACGTGCAGCAGGGTGGCACACTGGTCGAGCCGCCAACGCTCAACACAACGGGAGCACAAGCATCATGACCGACACCGCCGACGCAGACGCCGAAGCGAAAGCACTCGTGGACGCCACGAAGCCACCTACCACAACCACCACCGTGACACAAACACCGCCGACACCGCCGGCAGTCACGACGATCACCACACCGGCAACTCCCACGCAAGCACCGGTGCTGCCTTTCTACAAGCAGGCGCCCATCTGGATCACGTTGCTTCTGATGCCACTGGTCTACATCGTCGTGTGCATCGTGCTGTGGCCGGGCAGCGCCTACCCATCCGAGACTCGCACCCAAGTCATCACCGCCATCATCGGGTTGCTGACTCTCATCGGCGGGTACTGGCTCGGTTCGTCATTGAACTCGAGCAAGAAAGACGACGCGCTGCAAGCAGCGGCCAGCGCGCCAACCACGGTAGTCAACAATGCCGCTTCCAACATTCCCCCCACCACAACCCCTCAGTAGGAGCAAACACACCATGACTCGATACACCCGCAAGCACAGCAACACACCGTTCTTCCTGCCCACCATCGCAATGCTCGTCATCGCATTCGTGCTGGCGTGTCTGTTCGGTGGACTCGGTGGATGCACAGCCACCACACCCGGCACGACGGTAGTGCCCACCGCAACCATCAACGATCAGACCGCGCTCGCCTATGACGCTGTGACATTCAGCAGCACCACGGTGAACGCGTTACTCAGATCGGGCAAGATGACACTGGCACAACACAAGGTCTGGCAACAAAAGCTCGCCACCATCTACGCAGCCATTCCAGCGGCCACCACGGTTGCACAACTGGTTGATCTGACAGCACAAGCACAGGCAGTGGCAACCGCCAACGGAGCATCACCGCCCAAGTGACACCACGAGTCACGTGTGATCATCGACCAACACAGAGCATTCAGACTGCTCCAACACATCCGCAAACGGAGAAAGAACGCCATGACACCCGCACAACTGCAAACCATCATTGCCGATGCACAACTGGCAATCACCACCATCGGCACCGCAGCACCGCTACTGTTCCCCGGTGCCGGCGCTGGTGTGACCGCAGCCACTGCCATCGCATCCGCCGCACTGACCGCCATCCAGAACGCGAGCAACGCCGGCACCGATGTCACCGATGCACAACTGCAAGCCATCCAGTCCGGCGCCGCAGCATCGCTCGCCGATGGATCACTCGCCGAATCCCAAGCTGCATCACTCGTGACCCAAAGCGCAAGCGCAGCACAGGCTCAGGAAGCGACGAACGCCACGGTGAGCACCACTGCTACCACCAGCAACGCATCAGGGGCTTAAACGCTTGATTTAGGGGCTTGGCAGGCATGACTCGCCGGTCAGGCTTCTAGCACGAGCGATAACAGTCCTACATTTAACCGTGAATGACGACGAAGATGACGGCCCACCGGGCGACCAGCGAACTACGTCAGTCCGCGGCGTCAAGCGTGGCACAACTCGCCGGCTTGCAGCCGAAGCAATCCAGCAAGCCGGCATCACTGGACAACTGCCGCACGAGATTCTGTTGTCCATGGCGCGCGGCGAAGTGCAGAAGGTTCCCGCCGAAGTCGATCAGACCAACGGACGAGTCATCAAGTGGAAGTTCACGATACTTGGCGATCAGGATCGAAGGGACGCAGCCAAAGCAGCCGCGCCCTACTTCGCACCCAAGATCAGCCAAGTCGAGCTAATTGGCGGACTGAACGATGAGCAACTTGCTAGCATCATTGCAGGCGCTGCCGCCGAAGCAAAGATTAGCGTTAGCTTTGATAGAGCAGGCGAGACGAGCGAAACTCGAGTCGGACAAGCTACTGATTCGCTTGAACGCCGAAAAGCAAAGTCTGCCCCTGACGTTCCGTAATGTTCCGTCACTCGTCCTAAACCCTGACCATCCGCTCCATGACCTGATGCACCGCAAGACAGTGTGTGATCCGGACGGCATCACTCGTCCGGTTCGATACAAGGTCTATTGGGGTGGCCGTGGCAGTGCGAAGTCTTGGGGCTTTGCCGAAGCACTCATCCGCATGGCCGCAGTGTCACCGCTGCGCATTCTGTGTGTCAGAGAGTTCCAGAATTCCATCCGTGACTCGTCACACCGCACGCTGAAAGACACCATCGCCCGGCTTGGGCTCGAGTCATGGTTTCATGTCACGAGCGAATCGATCAAGTCACGGGCGGGCGCAGAGTTCATCTTCAAGGGAATGTTCGGCAATGAGCAAGGCATTCGCTCAGTCGAAGGGGTGGACATCTGTTGGGTAGAAGAGGCGCAGTCAGTCTCAGTGCTTTCGTGGCGCGCTCTATCGCCCACCATCCGCAAGGCGGGCTCTGAAATCTGGGTGAGCTACAACCTTGTGCAAGAGGAAGACGCAACGCATCAGCGGTTCGTCATTCATCACAGGCGTGGCTCGATAGTCCATCACATCAACTATGACTCGAACCCGTATTTCCCCGGCTCAGTGCTGGAAGAGGAAATGCTGGACGACAAAGAGACCGATTACGAGCTTTATGAGCACATCTGGCTTGGAAGACCGCAACGTAGATCGAACGCCATCATCTTCAATGGCAAGTACAGAGTAGAGGCATTCCCCGACGAGCTTTATCAGCAGGCGGACCGTCTCTACTACGGTGCGGACTTCGGATTCAGCACAGACCCCAACACACTCGTCCGGTCATTCGTGATCGAAACACCCGGCCGGCGCAGACCTGAGCGCCGGCTGTACGTGTCACATGCGCAGTTCGGCTATCACGTGGACACGCAAGACATGCCGGACATGTATGACCTTGTGCCCGGTTCAAGAGATTGGCCGATCAAGGCCGACATCGCCAGACCCGAAACGATCAGTGCGCTGCGCAAGCTCAAGTTCATCATCAGCGGCGCAGAGAAGTGGCAAGGCTCAGTCGAAGACGGTATCCAGTACCTGCGCTCGTTCGATGAGATAGTCATTCACGCCCGCTGCAAGGAATTTCAGCAAGAGGCGTACATGTACCGCTACAAGGTCGATCCAAAGATCGTCGATGAGCGTGGACAGCCGCAAGTCCTGCCGAAGATCATCGTCGACAAGTACAACCACGCATGGGATGCGCTTCGCTATTCGATGGACGGCATGATTCAACGATCAGGCGAAATCGGCATGTGGGCTAGACTTGGCAAAGATACGCCGGTCACAGTGCACGGAGTCGAGTCAGTGGTCCGGCCCCGCCGCATGGCGTCATTGCAGTTGCCGATGCAGCGTAAGATGGCGCAAAGTCCGCAGATTCAAACACCGGAGCGCACCGTATGGACAAGCCTCTGAGAATGTCCGACCACGAAGGTCGAATCATCCTGCACATGGATGACGAACCGATGCCCCGCATGGCACTCGTCGCATCGGTGCCCCCACTGGTCGGCGTGGAAGCCCGCGAAATCTCAGTCATGGAGTTCATCTGCGCTGGTGGCTGGATCGACACCGAGCGCTTGCCGCTCATCCCGCTGGAATGATCATGGATGCACCACTGGTCGAGCAACCGCTTCCGGAAGCTGCCGGCACTGGCATGTTCATCGGCTATTCCAAACACATCTTTGCCAGCTACGTGCCACAGTGGCCCCGCTGGCACGGCCCCGGATGCGTTTATCGGACCACGAGCAACTTGCCCGTGTGAACATCATGGCGAATCACGAACACATTACCCATGACGAACTTGAACGCCGGCTGTTCGAGTTCGCCAAACTCATCATCGACCGGATCAAGTCGGGTCACGCAACACTCGTGTCGATGATTCAAGGTCTGCAATCGCAGATCGATTCCCTTAACCAAACGGAGAAACGCATCATGTCTCAAGTCCAAGTCGATAGCGCACAGATCGACGCGCTCACCACCGCAGTCGCCAGTCTCAGCACCATCACCACGCAACTGCAGGCGGACAACACCGCGCTGGTCGGTCTCGTTCAGTCGGTCGAGCAGCAACTGGCAGCGGCTATCGCAGCCAATCAGCCGCTTCCGGTTGCCGACCTGACCAACACGCTGCAAACCATTCAGGGAGTGGTTTCGTCGCTGACCGCAACCGACGCAGCCGACACCGCCATCACGAGCGCACAGACCGCAACCACGGCAGTCGCCGCGTCGCCGGCCGTGCCCGCAACGGCACCCGCTGCACCCGCGCCGTCGCCGGTTTCGAGCACCACCACTGCACCGGTCATCCCGGTCGTGGACCTGAACCCGGCACAGGGCGCAACCGCCGATCCGAATACCGGCATGATCCAAGGTGTGCACCCCACCGTGACCGAAGATGGCACAGTCACCGGCACCGGCACTGCGCCTAACGCTGGAGATCCGACCGGTGAAACGTCGCCCGTGCCCGCGAGCGCGCCCACCGGTCCGTAACTCGTTCTAGGAACGGCAAACCGGACGACAGCACTGCGCAGAGCGTCGCGGGATTCGTAACCCGCACCTACATCAAAAGGAAGACCCATGGAGCCGATGCACTCACGAGTTCTCATCATGGCGTGCATCGTGCTGGTTTTCTGCATCGGCGCCTTGATTGCGCTCATGTTCGATTGGAGCAAGATCATGCAGCTACTGCGCCGCACACTGGACCGAATGAACGCATGGGCCAAGCCGGAATACTGCACACTGAGCACCACGGCGGGATACCACTGCACTCGCACATTGGGCCACAAAGGTCCGTGCAAGCTCAAGGCGAACGCCATTTCCAGTCAGCAGATGTCGATGCTGACTGACGAAGAGTGGATCAAGGCAAGGCAGCGTGCGGGCTACCCAACAGGCGATTTGTTCGCTCAGGTGGACCATGGCAAGGCGGCGAAGCGTTTGATCGATCCTGATGCCGATAAGGCCCCTTCCCACATCGAACAAGGCAGGGGCGCCGGAATGTCTTCGGCCGTTGCATCACGATTCGTGACCAATGCACTGCGTAAGTCTTCGATCAGCACTCCGGTGGCGCCGACCCGTGCGGGTTTGCAAAGTCCGCAACCGGTGCGCTATTCTGATGCGCCTGTTCAGGTGAAACGCAAGTAATGGGGGTCACATGAAGTGAGCAAGACGCCAAGATGTAGTGCGCATCCGCAAGCCGGGGGAATCACGAACATGGGCTTGCGAATGGACACCGACACACTGGACGACGCCACACGGATTGCACTGTGCGACTCCGCTGGTCAGGCGTGGCGTCAGTGGTCGTGGAGCGCAATGCTCACCGCAGTGCAGCAACGTGTCTATGATGCAGTGCAGCCGGCACCGAACCCGAAAGCTCGGGATACCGAATGGATGTCTGAACGGGCAGCGCGCTCGCCGCAACTGCCCGCCAATGAAGTCTTCCGCACGTCGTTCAATCGACTGCGCAAGCAAGGTTCCTAAACTCTCCTGAAAAGGCCAACCACACATGAACGTCATCCCGAAAGGGTCCAAGGTTCAGGTCAAGCAACCGCCACCGATCATCGGCACGGTCGATGCCCTGAAATTCGACGAAGACCTTCACCAATTCCTCTACCACGTGACTTTCGAGAAAGACGGCGAGCCGCAAGCTCTCTGGCTCACGGAAGCACAACTCGATCAGGTGCCAGCATGAAGACGCAACGCGAATCACTCACCGCGCTCACCGCGCTGGCATCGTCCATCGGTTACCCCGCCGAACTCGTGGACCCGATGCAGGCAAAGGGCAAGTTCCATGGTGTCTTCCACGAAGCCATCCCCGGCAACGTGCGGGAATACATGAACTTGCTGGAACTCTTGGACAACTTCGCCCCCAAGGGAACCGTCGAAGACGCGGTGGCCGAATACAAAGACCTGATGGCAAGACTGGATCGCACGCGCCGGGTCATCCGTGAAGTCGACTGGCACAACACGGTCATGACCATCGGGAAGAACTACCTTCTCGACAATGGCATGGCCGGCGCCAGCTACACCGCTGCCTTCTACATGGGACTGGTGTCTTCGGTCAGCTACACCGCCATCAGCGCGGCCGACACGGCGGCGAGTCACGCCGGCTGGACCGAAGGTGGCAACGCCAACGCTCCGACGTACAGCGGCGCCCGCAAGACGACGGCGTGGTCTGCGGCCAGTGCAGGGGCCAAGGCATTGTCTGCCGCACTGGTGTTCACGTTCACCGGCTCAGGCACCGTCAAAGGGTGCTTCCTGAGCACGGCCAGCACCGTCGACGCAACCTCGGGCACCCTGTTCAGCGCCGGCTTGTTCAGCGGCGGCGATCAGCCCGTGGTCAGCACCAACACGCTCAGTGTCAGCTACAGCCTGAGCATCTGACGAACTAGAGCCGCTGTGTTCTCAGCCTTTGGGCTGGAACGGTCAAGGCAGCACCGGACCCGGTAACCGGTATCAATCCAATTTCACTGGATCGTCATGACGACTGCAAGTTTCGCTGACCGTGTCCAAGAGACAACCACAGTCACAGGCACCGGTACGGCAACACTGCTTGGCGCAGTCACCGACTATCAAGCGTTCTCTGCCGCGTTCACTGCAGCCAGCACATCGGTCTACTACCTCATCGACGATGGCGCCGGCAACTGGGAAGTCGGCATTGGCACGTACACCCTGAGCGGAACCACACTGTCACGCACAACAGTGTTGGCATCCAGCACCGGCAGCGCGATCAGCTTTGCGGCCGGTACGAAGAAAGTCAGCAACGTCTTCCCCGCCGCCGCTCTGCAACAGATGCTCAATGGGGCCGTGCGCGCGGTCACGGGCACGAGCGACACACTACTGAGCACTGATCGCGGCGCACTCGTCACATACTCGAATGCTAGCGCCATTGCGGTCGGCATCGCTGTTGCCAGCGCGGCCGGCTTCGGATCGAACTACACGGTCGAAGTCTTCAACAAGAACAACGGCGCGGTCACGATCACGCCGACGACGAGCACGATCAACGGTGCGGCCACGCTCGTGCTCAATCGCGGCGACTCGGCGCTCATCTCGTCGGATGGCACCAACTATCAGGCCACCGTCACGCGGCTGCAAAGCAGAGGCGAAGTCGCACTCACCGATGCCAGCACGGTCGCCATCGACTGCTCCCTCGGTGACAATTTTTACCTGCTCGCCACGTCGGGGGTGGGGGGCACGCGCGCTCTCGGCGCTCCGACGAACATGGTGGCTGGTCAGGTCATCAACATCCGCTACAAGCAAGACGCTGTAGGCTCTCGGTTGCTTACCTACAATTCGGTTTTCAAGTGGCCGGGGGGCACGGCTCTTACTGCAAGCACCGGCGCGAATGCGGAAGACATGATCTCAGCGCAATACAGCGCGGTCGATGCAACGTGGTTTAGCGTTGGCAATAGGGCATTTTCGTGAGCCGCTTCGTCTACGATCAGGATTCGGGGCTCATGCTGCCCGGATGTGCGGAGCGCAGGGATGGCAAGCGTGCAGTGGCCGGCAAAAGGATTTGCGAAGTAAACGCAATCGGTCCAATGCTATTCGGGCCACTGATTGACAACTTGTCCCCCCTGATCCTCTCCGACAGTCCTTCGTTCTTTTACAAGCTGAACGAAGCGAGTGGCACCACGATGATCGATTCGGGAAGTGGCGCCAATAACGGGACCTATTTTTCCAATGCGACCTTGAATTATCCGGGCTTCACGTCGCCTTCGTGTATTTCAGTCGGCTCCAGCACGGTCAATCACACGGCGCTTGCCATTAGCACTACGGCTAATCTCGTGGGTAGCAGTCCGTTCAGTCTCGTATGCGCGTTCAAGGTGGCAACTGGGTCGACGGATCGTGCTCTGATCACGAAGAACGTGCCCGGCTCCACTTACGCGGACTATTTCCTGCGCATAAACGCAGCAGGAACGATGCACTTCGACACGAGCAACACCTCGGGCGGCTCCGGCCTCACCGTCATTACCTCGGTAGCAAGGTTTGACGATGGCGTACCCCACCTTTGCGTGGTGGAACGCGACTTTTCAGCCTCGACGATCACGATGTACATAGATAACGTCAGCGTCACCAGTGCGACGTTTTCAGGCTCTATTGGAGGATCAACAGCACAAGTGGGAATAGGTTGTTCATATTCGCCATCCCTTGGCACTTATTCGACTCAGCCGCTGAGTGGTATTTTGTCCCATTGCGCTCTTATTAAGAGCGTTTTAGGCCCGACTCGGCGTGCTGCCTATCAAGCGGTGTTTTTGACTTAAGGGGAGGCGATTTATGCTCGCTTTCCGCCCCATCTCAGGCGCCCCGCTATCTGACCCGTCGGGCCCGGGTGCCCTCAATTACAACGCCTCGATCACGGAGACGTGCAGCGCGACGGAAACAGAAAGTTCGCTGTTCGGAACCGCCGCAACCGTTACCGAAACCGGCACAGCAGCGGACAGCGAGTCGGCTTCGTTAGCCTATTCGGCGTCGATCACCGAAACAGGTAGTGCCACCGACACCGAATCAGCAGTTGCGCCCGGCATCGCATCGGTGTCTGAGATTGGCAGCGCAATCGATACCGTCAGCAGTTCAGCCGGCGCCGCGAGCGCGGCGGTCACCGAAGCAGGCAGCGCGGTCGATCAGAGTCAGGTTGGCATCGTGTACTCCGCATCGCGCGCCGAAGCCGGCACAGCGGTGGACACTGAAAATGGCGTTGTCGTCACGAACTACTTTGCTGCCGACACCGACTCAGGAAGCGCCACCGATGTCGAGTCATCGTTGCAGGGGCTTTCTGCGCTGGACTATGAGACGAGTTATGGGACCGGCGACGCATCTAGCGCCCTGTTTACGGCCCTTTCGTCTGTGGGCGAGGCCGGGATAGCCACCGACACCGAATCGGTCCAATTTGGGCCTTCTGCGGCAGTTGTCGAAGCCGGCACAGCGGCGGATGTGGTCAGTGCGGCGCTGACCGGGCTCATGCGTGGTGTGATCGAAGCAGGCGCAGTGGCCGACACAGAGTCGATCATCGCATCCAGCAGAAGTCAATCCGTGGCCGAAGTCGGCAGCGCTCGAGACCTGAGCACAACCGGCATCCTCGTGTCCGTGTCGATCACTGAAACAGGCAACGTTCACGACACCGAGTCTGCCGCTCCGCACTTCAACTCGACCGTCACCGAAGCAGGCACCGCGCACGAAACCGAAAGCAGCGTGATGGGCAGCGGGCAATCGGTGAACGAAGCCGGCAATGCACAGGACAAGCCCAAAGCATCGACCAATGTGCTTCGCATTCAAGTCGAAGCAGGCAATGCGGCGGACATTTCGTCTGCAGTGATCGTCTTCCACTACACCGGCAGAGTCATCGAAACCGCCAATGCACAAGACACCGAAGCGACAACACTAATGTGGCTGGCGAACATGATCGAAGCCATGGATGCCGAAGACATCGTGCGGGCACTGAGCATCAATGGATACACTCTTGGCAACAAGCACGTGATCAAGGTCGAATACAGACGACGCGTGTGGGTAGCCGGTGTGAGTCCGACTCGTGAGCTTGAATCGACATGGCAGTAGCAACCATTGCAGAATCAGGCAGCGCGGCGGATTTGTGCGGCGCAGTGCTTGGCTTTGCAGCAGAGACCGACGAGGTTGGCGCAGCACTGGACACGTCTGCGGTCATTCAGGTCACAGGCGGCTACCCTGACCCCGGTTCCGTGGCCGCTGGCGTCATCTATGGTCCCGGTGGATCGCTAGTTGGCACCTTGACCTATGCGGGCTTCGCAACGCCGGGTGACCCGCCTAATCCACTGCCAAGCAAACGCCGCTCGACACCGGCACCGATTCTGGATAAGCGACTGAGCGATGTCCGGCTCTATGACATCGACCTGACTGCGTTGCTGGACGATGCAGAAACCATTCTGTACATCAAGAGCATTACAGCCGACCGTGGCTCGATTGGATTCGGCAATGCCTACATCAACCCTGCCCCGGTCTACTACAAACTGTTGGACAACTGGGCAGCGGCTGGCAAGGTCGTGCAGGTACTGATTCAAGGGGGCTTGCTCCCATCAGGCGTGTGCGACATGGAATGCTTGTGCAGACTCGTGGTCGTGACCAACGAAAACGCGTCTATCGAAGCACCGTTCGTGCTTCGGTTGACCAACGACGTGCAATGAAGACCCGCATCCACGTACATGACTCGTCAGGCGCCACCATAGTGGGCGAACTCGAGTCACGGGGCAAGAAACGGACGGAAGTGCAGGCTTCATCCCGGTTCAGCAAGTTTCAGATCGAAGAGTTCTTGCAACGTTTGCTTGGCAAGGGTACGAGCGACGAAGCAGCCGGTCATCCGTTCCATGGCAATCAGTGGGTGGAAGTCGCGGGCCAGAAGGTCAACGTGTCCAAGACCGGTACGCTCAAAGACAAGCTGATGCACCTGTTCACGCAGGGGCACAAGTTCACCAATCAGGAACTCGCCACCTTGCTGGGCGAATCCGTCGACACGATCCGCTCGCGCCTTTCCAAGATCAAGAAAGAGACCCCGCCCGGTGGACTGTTCCTTGAACGGTCGGCGAGCGGTCATTGGTCGTTGAAGCAGGCAGACGGCGAGTTACCTACTCCGGTTGTGCCCGAAGCGGTAGAACACGAGGCCGAAACGGCCATTTCCAAGGCTGCAAAGCAGGCGCTGGCACCAGCACCCCTGCCCGAACCCGTTAGCGCAGTGACGGTGCCTCAAAACGCGCCGGAGCCACAGGTTTATGAGTTGATGGAGCCGGTGCCTGAGCCGATCCCCACGCAATTGACGCTTGCGGAGAAGTTGCTGCCCGAACTCAAAGAGCCGACGCTGCCGAGCGCTCCGCTGCCCAAAGACAAAGCGGACAACATCTACAAGGCAACGCTCGAGCTATGGGGCAATCAGACTGCACACGCGTTCCCTGATGCCAGCAAGGTCGAGCCGGAAGCCGTTGCCGCGCTGGCGCAGGGATGGAAGAACACCAAAGCGAATGCGATGGCGCAGTGGTCGGCCAACGTGCACGGCACGGTCAAGGCCCCGATCAAGGCGCAAGCCGTGTTCAAGGCCGACGAGCAACTGGTCAAAGACTTGATCGACGGAAAGCCGTTCGATCAAGCGCAAGCCGACTGGAAACTGAACACAGCCGGCGAGAAGGCCGGTACGTGGCCCCCTGACCCCGACAAGGAAGCAGTGGCGGAGGCACTAAAGGCGCACAAAGCGGCAGAGGAAGCGAAGGCGAAGGCCGATGCCGAGTTTTTCGTAGCGGCGAAGAAAGAAGCACAAGAGGCTGCACTCGCCGAAGCCTACAAGGAACACGCACCACACTTCGATGTCATCTCCGACTACGTGCCCGATGACCACATCGGCATCTTGTTGCACGACTTTCCATCGGTCTACAAGTCGGAGATAACAAAGCTCAAGTCCACGCTTTCCAACGGACACACCGACAAGATCGGCAACAAGATCGGTGTGCAGAAGGGACTGGAGCAAGAACTCGCCGAATCGAAGCCGTTCCAAGCCATCAAGGCGCAGTACGCTGGCAAGGGCAGTTATGCGTCGCTAGAAGCCGAACTCATCAGCGAATGGGCCGGAAGCTCGGGGGGTCACAACGCCACATCCAATGCCGCGCAACTGGCAATCAGGGATGCGTTTGGCATGAAGCAAGAACACCTGTACATGGGCCAGTTGTGGCACTACACACAGCACAGCGGCGACGAAGATAAGGTCTACGCGTTGTCTGCGTCACAACTGGGCATCAAGTACGAAACCCCGGCACAGAAAGCCACGTTTCGTGCGGGCCTGCGTGACTTCGTGCGTGCTCAGTACAACCGCACCCAAGCACACCTGAAAGACAAAGGCATCGATCACGTCTACGTCGCTCGTGGTAGTGGCGGGCATCTAGGCATCGACAAGACGACAGAGGCGAGTCACGGCAACATCACGTTGCAGCCGGCAAGCTCATTCAGCGCCAACTACGGCACCGCTCGTGGCACTTTCTCAGGTGGAGAAGCCGTGTATCTGGTCAAGGTTCCGGCATCGCAAGTGTTGTCTACCTACGTGACCGGGTACGGGTGCACGAATGAACACGAGGTTGTCGTGCTGGCGCATCCGAACCTGCAAGCGGTTCGTATCCCCGCAGGGGTGGGTGGACACATGACCGGATCGCTGGAAGATGCAGTGAATCACGTTGCGGCGACCATGAAGAACGCGCCGACCCTTTCGCATCAGCAGATGGAAGCGAGTTTTGCCAAGCTCTCCACTGCGCAGCAGAAGGCACACACCATCGCAGTCAAGGCAGCGGAAGCAGGCATCCACAAGCCAGTACTCCCGAAGATGCCCAAAGGCATCAGCAACTACACGAAGAGCTATGTGCAGGCCGCGAAGGAAGCCAGCAAGAAAGGTGATGTAGCCGGGTATCACGCTGCACTGGCCGAATTCGAGAACACGAAACTCAAGACCGGATACAAGTTCACGGCCACAACACCGTACATGGCGAAGCTAGGTGAGCACGTGAACGCACTCGCGGTCTACAAGGAACACGAAGCGAAGATCAAGGCCGATCTGAAAGTAAAGACGAAGGCAGCGAAACCGCAGAAAAAAGCCGTGCACGTGCACATTCACGAGCAGACGAAGCATCCGAGCACAATACCGGCTTCTGCGCTGCACACCGCCGCGTGGCCGAAGGCAGCTTGATATGGCAACGAACATGTGGTTTCCCGATGCCAACGGTGGCGCCGACTGGATCAAGAAAGGCCCGCAAGCGTGGGATTTGCCCGCCTACAAGTCGCGCGAGTTCTTTCAGGCCATCGGCGGCATCGATCAATTGGAAGCATTCAAGACATCCGTTGCCTACAGGGCAGCAATCGACAACCATCTGATTCACGATGACGAGTGGGTCGGTGACTATCTAGACTTCGCAAAAGGAAAAGGGCCATGAAAAATGTTCACGTCCACGTCCACGGCGGTCTTTCAGACGTTCTTCCACGTGTGCACGTGGGCGACGACGAACACGGTATCCGACGCGATCAGAACGGTATGTTCGCGACTTCGTCGGGAACAGGCGAGCAGCACGCCGCTACCGCAGAGATTCATGCCTCGCTGGCAACCCGCAAAGGCACCGATCATCCTCACTACGCCGCCCACATGGCGGCTAGTGAAGCGCATAAGCAAGCCGCAACGTTTCTCGCGCAAGCGAACAAGGCGCAACACCCCGGCGCGGCCATCGAAGCGGAACGGCACGCCAAGTCGGCCCGTGTTCACGAGAACATGATTAACAAGGGGCGCGGCAGTGACCCGGCTGGCGAGTCTGCACGGCAGAACAAAGCCATGTCCGATCCACGAGTCATGAAGGGGAACAAGGAACGCATGGCCGAACTCGATGCCAAGTACCCGCAGAAGGGCGCGAAAAAGGCCAAGTCCAGCGTCAAAGACTTCTCGATGCTAGATGCGTTCATCAAGTCGCAGTCGGGCGACTGCGGTTGCAGCATGGACAAGGATCAGGACGAAAACGATCTGACCACGGTCAAGAAATTCACCAACGCGCAGAGTGCATTGGACGGAGACGACACCGTGGACCCGGCGACAAACCTGCCCGAATACAAGTCGTCACCAATGTTGAAGATCGGCAAGTTCGTGAACTCGCAGTCTTCGATGGACGATGACATGGATCAGGAAGTGTCCGGCGAGCCCGGCGACACGATGGACACCCTGCGTCAGTTCGTCGGCGATGACTGGTCGAAGTGGAATGCGGAGCATGCGCATGAAAAGTCTGTGGCACATCGCTACATGGCAACACTTCACTCCAGCAATGCCAAGCACTACCCAGTGGGGTCACAAGCTCATCAGCACCACGAGACGGCGGCACATCATCACAACACGGCAGCGGACGAGCATCAGGAAGCTATTGCTGCGCATAGCAGCGGCCGGCATAACGAGATTGCGATGCATGATCGGATTGCGAAGTTTCATGCTGGCATTGCGAATGAGCATGCTTACTTGCCGAAAGACCATCCAAACGCAAGCTATAACAATCCAAAGGCAAAACGTTTTCCCAATGCCGGGAACATTAAGGCGGCGAGTGCTGATGCCATAGTTGTGCTGGATGCGTTCGTCGGTGACTCGTGGGCCGCATGGAACGCCAAGCACAAGACCCGCATTCACATGGACACGCTGCGTCAGTTCGTGAAGTAACCCAATGCCCAAAGTCAGCATCAGGCAAGCAGTGCGTGACGCCATCAAGGCGGACGCCGAAGCTCGAGCGCCAATCGCATCGGCCAAGCGCACGGTGCCACTGGTCGACGGCACAGCTACGAAGGTTGCCACACTCGACTCGTTCAACAACTATGCACAGAAACTAGGTGTTGGCGCGGACAACCCGCTGACCACGGCCAGCTACGGGTTCAATCCGATCACTCGTCTACGCACGCAACTGGAATGGATGCACCGTGGCAGTTGGATCGCTGGTGTCGCCATCGACATCATCGCCGACGACATGACGAAGGCAGGAGTCGAGTTCAAGAACGAGATTCAGCCGGAAGACATGAAAAAGCTGCACAAGGCAGCGACCAACCTGCAACTGTGGGAGAAGATCAACGAGACGATCAAGTGGGCGCGTCTGTACGGTGGCGCCATCGCAGTCATGCTCATCGACGGTCAGGACTTCTCCACGCCGCTCAAGCTCGAGTCCGTGGGCAAAGGCAGGTTCAAGGGATTGCTCGTGCTGGACCGCTGGATGGTCGAGCCTTCGCTGCAAGACCTAGTGACCGAAATGGGACCGAATCTTGGCTTGCCCAAGTTCTACACCGTGCAGGCCAACGCGCCCGCGCTCCGTGGCAAGACGATCCACTACAGCCGACTCGCGTTCCGACTGGTCGGCGTGAAGGTGCCGTATCAGCAGCAACTGACGGAACAGTTGTGGGGCATTAGCGTCATCGAACGTCTGTATGACCGGATGGTCGGCTTCGACGGTGCGTCGACCGGCATCGCACAACTGGTCTACAAAGCCTATCTGCGCACCCTTTCGATCAAGGGCATGCGTGAAGTGGTCGCCATGGGCAACGAAGCTCTGGATGGCCTTGTGAAATACGTCAACCTGATGCGCACGTTCCAAAGCATCGAAGGCATGACGATGATCGACGGCGAAGACACCTTTGAGGCGCAGACCACACAAGCCTTCTCAGGTCTGGCCGAAGCCAGCGGCGTGTTAGCCGAACAGTTGTCGGGAGCGTTGCAGATCCCGCTGACTCGTCTCTTCGGCCAGTCCCCCAAGGGATTCAGCGACGGCGACAACGATGTGCGCAACTATCACGAGTCGATCCATCGCAAGCAGGAAGCCGAATTGCAGGTTGGCGTGACCACCATGTTCACGTTGCTGGCTCAGTCCGAAGGCGTGGCCTTCGACGATCAGGACGAACTCGAGGTTGAATTCAATCCGTTGGGTCAACTGACCGAAGTGGACAAGGCATCGGTGGCAACACAGAACGCCCAGACCATCGTGCAGGTTCACGAAGCCGGGCTCATCAGCGATCAAGTCGCGCTGCAAGAACTCAAGCAGCAGTCACGAGTCACGGGCATGTTCACCAACATCACCGACGAACTCATCGAAGCAGCGGACGACACACCACAAGACCCGATGGAACAGATGCCAGTCGATCCGGAGACTGGACTGCCCGCGCCACCCGAAGGTTCGGACCCGGAATCAGACATGCATGGCAGCACGTTGCCACAACCGAAGATGGAGAGAAAGAGTGCCAAGCCTCAAGCGCAAGCAAAGCCGATGGCTCAAGGTGCGAAACGCGGAACGGCGCTTCATTAGCAAGTTGCTAGGCATCGCCAAGAACATCCAGCACATCATCGACTCGATCAAGGATGACCCGACAGTGAGTCACGCGCTCGCCATTGCCAACTCGTTGAACGCCTACGGCAACATAATCGAGCCATGGGCGAAAGCGACAGCGCGAGCGACGCTTTCGGACATCAACAAGCGCAACATCAAGGCTTGGGAAGAACAGAGCCGGGAAATTGGCAAGG